GTCTAATGCGAAACGTTCTCCGGATTCTGGATTCATTCCTGTGTTTACTAAAAATACGTTACTGCCATGTTGTTCAACTTTGTCCATCAGCATGTCACTGTATGTGCTAACTGCTCTAGGCATAAAAGGTGATCCGTAACAAGGACTAAATGTGCGTTGTATTTCTGTTACGCCTGACTCTGTACCTGGCATTACACTGGTATATCCTGTTTCAAAAAAGCGTCTAACTGCCTTACCACTTATTCTACTGATAGCAGGAAATACACCTTCTGCATCCATTGTTAAAAAGAATATATTATTTGCGTGGTCAAAATTACTGCGTTTGTGATAAGCATTTTCTACACAACTAATAGGATAACTTAATCTTGCATTTGCCGCTTCAGGATTTTCTTCTACTAGTGTGTCTCTGCGTCTTGCTTCTTCTACTGCACTAAAAATAGTAGGATGTGTCTCAGGTGTCAAGCCTTCGCTTTTTGCATAACAACCTGTTTCAATCATTCTAATACCCATGTTGCTCCAAACAACTTCATCATCACTAATAAGTTTGTATTCAGGATCACTTGACAATGTAGTCTTGCCTGTACCACTTAATCCAAACATTAGGTTAGTTGTTTTACGATATGTAAATGCTCCACAATGCATAGGTAGTCTATCAAACTTGGGTAACTCAAAACTAACTATACCAAATACACCCTTTTTGATCTCGCCTAAAAATGTTGTACCTCCAATTAATAGTAGTTTCCTATCAAGGTGTACATATATTTTGGGTTCCATTTTGATGCTGGTGTTGTGATATATTGTCCAATCACCTTCTTGATCTTCAGCAGTAACCTTAAACATATTCCAAACAAACTGTTTGTGTCGTTCATCATTTGTATGCAGTGTAAAGTTAGTGCCTACTGTTTCAAAGTTCATAGGTTCTAAATAATTTTGTTGCTGTGTTAGTAAAGTTAAGAAATCGTTGAAGTCTTCTTCTTTACCTATTTTATTAAACTTGGGTCTGGTTAAATCTAATTGTTCAGCTTGTTTGCCAAAAAAGTATTTGTTTTCAGGTGACCTGCCTGTAGGATGTGTAGTAATGCTTATGTTAGTCATTCTTCCCCTGCGATTTCTACAGTCTCGATGCTACCATCGTCATATTCGATTTCTACGAATTTAGTACCATCGTCTCTGGTTCTGGTAATCTTACTTATTGCTTCAGGTTCTTGGCTGAACTGCTCTTCAAGATTAGGTACTTCTACATCTTGAACTGTTGCTGTTTTCTTTTTCTCTTTTTGTTTTGGTTCAGGTGATTTTGCTTTTGCTTGGATGGGTTTAGGATTACTAATAGGCTGTTGTTCAGGTGGCACTTGCATATTTTGATGTGCAACTGCAATATCTTCTGCACTTACTTTTATGCTTCCATCTTGGTTTAATCTATCACCACGTCCGTTCATTGATACATTACTTACTGCTCTAGTAGTTTCATGTTGAGCCGCTAGTGCCGACATATCAATAACTGAACCTCTTGCTGTCTTGGTATTTCTCATCTTAAAAATTCCTTATAGTCCAAATTATATTTAATACTGTCAATTTTATGTACTCCAATTAGATATAGTATGTAACTTGAAACACTTGACCCTCTTCCAACACCCCACATGATATTGTTGTCTTTCAGTGTAGTGACCATATATACTAAAAATTTTAACATAGGTAACATTCCACGTTGTTTAAATTCCTCAAGTTCAGCTATACACCTATCAGTGTTTTGTTTTGGACATAGGTTCAAAATATAATCCGTAATATTTAATTGTTTGTATTCTTCTGGCATATGCCAATTATTTACATCACTGTATGTGTACTTATCACTACTATCAGCAGGTGTTTCGTAATCTATATGGTCGTTAAATTTAAACAAGCTACAGAAATGATTGTATGTATCAATCTTATCTGTTTCTTTTGTTACAATGTATTTTGCTTGCTTACTTCGTAACAATCCTTCAACAAGATCATCTTCGTTTACTACTATTTCATTCATTGAATTTATCTTCATCTTTTTTTAATCTAAACTTTATATCACAGTAACCACATATAGCTTCTCCGCCATCTGGTATTGTGTAGTACACTTTAGGATGATCCATTTGTTCGCCCATACACCAAGTTCTATTGCTATCACAGTATACAACAACTTCATTGAATCCGTCAACCCTTTGACTATGCTCTTCTATTCTATCTCTCCGATATTTAGAATGTCATCTTCAGGATCTTTGCCTTCTTCTATTCTGCGTTCTCTGTCACGTTCTACAACTTGCATTTGACTTTTTCTACTAATTTCAATGCTTAGTTGTTCCAACATATTTTGTAATTGGCCCACTGGACCCATCATACCCATGCTTTGTGCTTGGCTTATTTTTTTACGGATTTCTATTTGTTTCTCAAGTAACTGATCAACTGATAAATTTTCTACATTTAAAAACATAATACTCCTATATTAACATAATAAAATTGCTATGTCAAGCTAATCATTTCAGCTAGCTCTAAATTATAATCTTCAAAACGTTCTTTTCTAACTTTATTCATTCTACTATCTTCTGTTCTGAAAGTTTTCCATTGCCCTGGTTGATTTAGTTCGTATATTGTATCTTTAACAAACGAAAGTTTCTCTTCGTGTTCATACTGTTCAAGTAAACATTGTTTAACTTGTTTTGGTAAATGTCTTGGACGCATATATTCAGGACCTTCTACTACCATAAAGTTTGCAAATACACCTAGTTCTCTACAGTAGTTATGCAACTTCATAAAACAGTTTACATTGTATAAAGTAATTACACCATGCACTGTAAGTTTACACCAATCTTGTTCGCTAAACCAATGCAAGTTTTCTTTAACTTCTTCCCAATGACTACCAGTTCTTAAAAACTCATTCAATGGTCCATATGCATCGATGCTCAATGTTACAGTAAGTTTGTTAAGTTTCTTAAACCTTTCAATGATTTCTTCAGTTGGTCTCATTGTAGTATTTGTGATTAACATAAGATTGAGTTTAGGTAAATCACAACGATCTAAAATATCTATAATTTCTTTTGGATGTAGTAGAGGTTCACCACCTAGTAATTTTAAAAAACGTAAGTTGCTTAGATCAGTTTTGTTTAATGGATTGTATTGTATACCTTTGGGTATTGCCATTCCTAATGCTTTTGCATCTTTATACCAATGTGTGCTTAGTGCTGGTCCACACATTCTACAACTGTTATTACATGCATTGCTTAAACTTAATTCTAAATAACGCAGTTTAGGTTCACTGTCTTTGTGTACAGGAACCATTCTATCTACATCTTGTCCTATACCTCCAAATATACCAGTGTTGACATCTAATCTCATACTGGTTCCTGTTTCACGTTCTAGTCTATAACAACGACTACAACCTTTTACAGGTTTATCTTCTAACATTCGATTTCGGATATCAACCATCAATGGATGATTCATTACATCACCATTGTTTACATCCATGTCGTTTGGTGCTTCGCCTACCCATTGACAACAGGGCCATGCTTTGCCTGTTTGCCATACTCTGACATGATTCCAAGGTAGGATACAATCATACTTGCCCATATTATTACTTAGTGAGTCAACAGCAAACTCATATTATAATCCGTTAGGGACTATAATATAATGGATAGCAAGTACAACGCCTACTGACGCACCCAATCCTATCATCATCTTAATAAAGTCTTTGGTAATCAAAGGAAATACTGTTTTAAACTTTTCCTTGCCAGTGACAGTTGCCATAGCAAGTTCTCGTCCACATAGTAGTCCTACGAATACCCAGGTTGTTGACATTGGTATATCATTTAGTTCTTTAAAGAAGAACAAGATTACAAAATAAACACAGTCAATGATTGTAGCACTACGCACATATCTTGTGTTGTGTTTTTCTAACACAATCTTTTGTATCTTACCTCCACCTTCACGGAACATGTATCCTAATCCAAATACAAACATTGCACTGATTAGAACCATTAGGTCCCATGGTATTTCTCTTGGCAAGAACACAGCAATGTTTGCCATGTCATGTGATAACCAAGTGAACCATAAGAAGCCTGTTGTAAACCATTGTGCAATACGCCAATAGTTTTTGTGTTGTTCTTTTACCGGCTTTGCTTCGTCTAGCAATTTGCTGACTACTAACCAAATAACATATGCCGCAACTGCCGCTACTGCATATCCCATCATGCTTTTTACAAGCATCTTCTCTAATACAAATGTACTGGCAAATGCACTCAGCACTAGGAAACTAGTACTAACTGGTACACCTATTCTTGTTAATGCTAACAAGAGTGCAGGTGCCATTGCGTGATACCATTGTATTTCTTGGAATGGTATTTTATTCAAACGACCGTAACTGATGTCACCTCCGTTCATATACCAACCATACCACAAAGTATAAAGGAGAACTGCTGATGCCGCTCCCCACATAACTTTCCAATTAAATTTTTCGTTGTTTGATGCGATCCATGTACCCAACGTTTGTACACTATCGTTTGCTATTACTGAATATCCGGCGAATAAAAATCCCACAAACATCCACAGTGTTAATGCGTCCATATATAATTTCTCCTATACTTGACGGCTTTACCCCGTCGCTCGCATGTGAGTTGTTGTTGTTGACTCATGTATATTTACGTCTGTACTGCCAATACTAATACAGTAGCGAATAACGCTACAATAAAGGTTACTACTATTGGATTCATTTACTCATTTCCTTTAACATGATATTCATTTGATCGACTTTTGTTTCTATTTCTTCGAACCTATTTTCCATTTGGTCTGTTGCTATAAACATTAAAATACCTGCAACAATTAACATTGCCCAAAAAATTACGCTAAAATATTTGCTCATGTTCCGTTCTCCTTTTTTAGCAAAGAAAGCTCTTTCAAGTTGATTCATTTTTATTCCTTTTTGCTGATGCAGTATAATATCCTGCGCCAAAACTAATTGCTATTACTGATATCATTGCAATAGCATGCCATAATAGAAAGTCCATTAGATATCTCCTTCTTTTCTATTCTCACTATAATAAGCGTCAAAGTCGCCACCTGGGTAACGTGCTTTAAGTTTATCAATATTCATTTGAATGACTTCATTTGGATCAATTTTTAGTGCCATGCACCCTTGCATCCAATACCACATTACATCTCCCAATTCACGTTGCATATGATAGATGTTATCTTCTGACATTGGCTTACCTTGAAACATAGCTTTCTTAACTATCTCAGTAAACTCACCAGCTTCTGCACCTAGTCCACAACTTGCGGTTAGCAGACGTGGCATATCAACGTCTTGGTTTAGGTTGTACCAGTTAGCAACGAACGCATCATTGTTTTTGCTTTCTTCGCTGGTTACTGCATCTACAAATT